GCCATCGGGCAGACTTGGCTGCTGTGGAAGATATGATTGAGCGGCTTGCTATAGCCCGCCGTTATCGGCATTCCGCAAAATTGGAAATCTATGACGAGTTTTATGCGCACTTCTTTAGGCACTCGCGCTACCCAAGCGTAATAGACGCTCTTGCAGCCAATATCCGGCTTATGCACCTTTATCCACGGCACGCCATCGAACATCGCGGTAAGCTGTTCGGCCAGTTCGATGCGGGATTGGATTATCTTCTCTGCCCGCGCCAATTGCGCGCAAGCAACTGCTGCAGTTAATTCAGTCATTCGGAGGTTAAGTCCAGCACCGATTGTTCCAGCAAGCTCACCGTGATTGATAGCGCCGCTACACTTTCTTGCAAGGCTTTCATCGTTAGTGACAATAACGCCGCCTTCGCCACTGTTGATGGATTTATGGACGTTGTAACTAAAGGCCCCGATGTGTCCAATGGTTCCTGCATACTTGCCCCCCTCTGTGGCAAACGGTGATTGCGCGTTATCTTCTATCATCCAGACTTTATTGGAGTCGCACCAGGACCGAATGCGCGTCAGATATGCTGGATGTCCAAGCAGATTCGTAACAATAATACACTTCGGGTACGGAGCCCGGAACAAGTTGGTATTCATCGAGAAGCGCGTCGGCTCGATGTCGATGAACGCAATATCGGCTCCGAGTACCTTCGCACAAGCAGCCGTAGCAGACATAGTGTATGAACTTGTCCATACGGAATCTCCTGGCTTGATGCCGATAGCCATGCAAGCCGCCAGCAATCCACTGGTCGCCGAGTTACAAGCTATAGCATGCTTTACGCCGAACGCTTCCTGCCATTTATCCTGCAACTTCTCGACAAAGTAGCCAGCAGAATCTATGCCGCCAAGATATCCCGACAAAGGTCGCGTCAAGGCTTGCAGCACATTGGCCCGCTCGTCGCTGTTGATGGTGAAAAAGCGCGGTAACGGTTCTAGATGCGGGATGTCCACTTTGTTACCCTTATGTCATTAGCAACAATCATCTTGACGATGGCCTTGGCCTTACGAGGTTTGGATTCCAAGGCTAGGGCCATCAGCTTCATCCACAGCTTGTTGTTGCGACTGCGGATGCGCTGTATTTGAGCTAGGATGATTTTATGCGATAGTTTCTTTGTCACCGGCATTTTAATCCAAATGTATATACTAGCTTTGCCAAATCTGGTCGGCCGCCACATGTGGGGTCTTCTTTTCGCGCTTCTTCGCGGCAATTGCTGCAACCGCATCCACTTAAGAGAAGAAGCGCAATAATAATTACGGATGATTTCATGTTACTCTCCCTTGGTTGGTAATAGACGATATCGCCCACGTTCGCGGCCGTTAATTTCTTGCCCGATACCGCGCAGCACCAAGTTCATCTCGCAAATCTCCCTGCGCAGTTGCCCGTAAGCGGAAGCACTAAGGTCCTCATCTTCGCCGTGCATGGCAACGATAAGCTCATAAGTCGGCATCCCGGCCGTGCCACCCTTGGCAATTGCCTCATAAATACGGTGCTTGCGGCTTGAGAACGGCAACAGCCTGGTCGTATCCTTAAGCGGCTCGCCGCAATATGGGCATCTAACACTCATGGAGGGCGGTCTTTAGTTCATCTATGGTCATGCGCCGAGCTATATCGCTGGTATTGCCGTCAGCCATACCCTCGTGCAACTTCTCCCATGGCGGCAGACCGGTTATTGTTCTCTCGCTGGCACCTACGGCGTCAGCCAAGTCGCCAAGCCGATAAGCTGGCAACGTGGGGATATTTCTTTCACCGCCTTTCATGGTATAATAGGTGTCCATTATCAGCGCGATAGCTTCGTCCATCGTCATGTAGAACCGGGTACAGTCGGGGTCGGTTATCTGTATCGGCTCGCTATCAGAGATGGCCGCGCGCCATTTTGGCACCACTGAGCCCGTCGAGTTCCAGACGTTGCCATAACGGCAGACGGCGAACATCGGGCCGTTATCGCCGCGCATGTTGTTGGCGTTGATGAACAGCGACTCGGCCATCGCCTTGCTGATGCCATAGGGGCTGATTGGCTGCCATGCCTTGTCGCTGGATAGCAGGATGGCCTTGATTGGCCGGTGCCAGTCCAGAATGGCCTCGACTACGTTCTTGGAGCCATCGACATTGGTCTTTATCATCTCATCGGGGTTGTAATGGCCTACTTCAATCCTCTTTAGTGCCGCAGCGTGGACGACAAAATCGATGCCGAATAGAGAGCGATGGAACCGGTCCTTGTCGCGAACGTCGCCAATCATGAAGCGCAGTCGGTGAGCGTATTGTTCCAATGATTTTGCCATCAAATACTGGTTGAATTCATTGCGCGAGTAGATGACGATGCGTGTTACATCGGGGTACTTAGTCAACAAATAGCGGGTGAAGGCGCATCCGAACGCGCCAGACCCACCTGTTATGAGAACTTCGCCCTGTATCATTTATGACACCAACGTCCGCACTGGTGTTCCCGCCGTTACCTCGACCTTATCGATGCTTCCGTCCCTGATGGCCTCGGCTACCGCACCAAAGGCGGCGTCATAGGCTGTAACAATCCGTGTTAGCTCGGCATCCTTATGCGCGAACGTCAGATTGTTGCTAGCTATGATGAGGACGCCGTTGGCAATCATGGTCTGCATGAACAGCGACTTGACCTGCTCGGTCTCGAAGTTAAGTCGCAGTAAAGGATATGTGCCGCTAAGCTTGATTGCCTTTGTGAGTTGATATTTAATCGCCAAGCGCAAGAATTGGCGCTCAAGCCTGATTCCTTGATGCCACAAATGGGCGATGACGTTCTCTCTCTCAATCTTATTGATGGTTGCAATAGCGGCGGCAATCGATAGTGTCTCGCCGAAGAAAGTGCCGGAGTAGAAGATGTTGTCCGGCGGCTCCATCTTCTTCATAATATCGCGTCGTCCGACCAGTGCCGATATAGGCATGCCGTTCGCCATCGCCTTGCCGAAGCAGGCTAGGTCCGGTGTTACATCCCATAGCTTCTGAGCGCCCCCTAAGTCGTAACGGAAGCCGGTAATGACCTCATCGAAGATGAGAACGATGCCGTGCTTAGTGCAATACTCCCGTAGCCATTTCAGATATTCTGGGTCGCTCTCTGGTTCGACAATGATTGCTGCGGCTAGAGATTTGAACGCACGCACATAGTCGTCACTTATGTCGCCATATTTAATTCGGTGGCTTTGCCCTTTAATCTTTAGAGGAATACCAAGACTGCGTTCTGTTACAGCTATCGACCAGTCTGACCAACCATGGTAGCCACCCACCAAAACACTGTCACGTCCAGTATAAGCTCGCGCTAAGCGCACCGCTGCCGTTGTTACATCTGTTCCCGACTTGCCGAACTTGACCATCTCGGCGCAGGGAATGTGCTTGCAGAGCAGTTCGCTTAGTTGCCATTCCAGTTCCGTAGCCAGCGAGAAACTGATACCTTGGTCAAGCTGATGGCGTATAGCGGTATCGACATCAGGATCACGGTAGCCAAGAACAACAGGGAGCAGAGCACTGACAAGATCAACATAATCGTTGCCATCAACGTCATAAATACGAGCGCCGTCCCCGTGAGTAACGAAGAGTGGGCTGTCTTTAGGATACTGGAGGCGCGACTTGGAGAAAGTTTGAGCCGCGAAGGGAATCCGGTCCATTGCCCGCCCGTATAGCATCCTTGATTTTTCCAATATTCTTGGTGCAACTGGTTCAGTTGCAATCTGCTCATAATGTCTTTCATTTCGGAACTTACCTCGTTGCACATTGTTGATATCCCTCAATGTTGGATTCTTGTCGATGACATCCAGTATTTCGATGTAGCTAGCACCAGGGAGAACGTGCTTGGCGATTTCACAGCAGAACTTCCAGTCGTCTTCGGTATCGAGAACCCATCTTTCGGCTTGGAGTCCGGGTAGAGGGCAGTGGAGATTAGCACAAACAAAACGATGCCGATTGCGGCTAATATATTGCGTGACACAATTTCGGTCGCTCGGCCGCGTAGCCTCTTTATGCGCCGCCTCCAGCGCTGCGAAGGTGAAGCACTCGGTATCGAGACCGTCCGGCCATGTCGGTGGATCGACATTCGAACAATATTCGACATTGCGCATCTCCCTTAGCTTGATGACTTGGCTGACGACGGCGGGGTCAATGAAGGGACAGTCACACGTCACCCTGACTACCAAGTCAGCCATGTGAGCCACGGCGGCATGATAGAAGCGGTCCAGCACGTCCTCTTCGCTGCCCCGGAAACACTCAATGTGGTTCTCTTTACAGTAGTCCTCGATAACGTCGTCCCCCGGATTGGTTGATGTAGCAAGCACAATTTCATCAATGGCCGGCACGTCATCCAAGGCGTTAATGACCCAGCCCAGAACTGGCGTGTCGTCAAGTTTGCGCAGTACCTTGCCGGGGACGCGGCTGGAGCCCATACGAGCTAGGGCGATTGCGACAACTTTTTTGCCTGTAGGCATATTCTCAGTACCTCTAATCCCTCTTGACCGGTGCAGCCGATGGTTTCCTTGCCTTCGACCCTAGCAATGAAAGTTTCCATTTCGTCTAGGTAGTTGCTGTCCCAAGTATCGTCGCCGACGAAGGAATCTATTATTACGCCTTCGGAGTTACGCAACCACGCATGGCGGGCAACCAAATCCATGATGATGGTGGCATTGGTGCCGACGATGATGGTTTGGCGGATTTCCGGTTTTGTCAGATAGTCCAGATGAACCGTCGATTGACTGCCATTGGTGTGTCGTAATATGATATCAGCAATGTCTTCGTCACTGTAGGTTGCGCAAGCCTTAACGTAGGCTGGTCCGAGCAGATAAAGCGCAAGGTCTATCTCATGTGACCAGTTGAGGATGACGCCATCGCGCAGGTAGTCCGGCTTGTCGCTATACTGGGCGACGACAAAGTTACCCCACAGCGGCCTACCTAGATGACCGGCATCAATCCACCCCTTGGCCTTGATGACGCAGGAGTGGAAGCGCAGGTTGTAGCCAACCATTAAGGCTCCGAAACCGCCACCCATCGGTTGGTCGGCAATCGGTTTCTCAACGAAGAATGGTTTGCCGGCGTTGCTTACGACCCGCATGTGATCCCAATGCAGGGGGGTGGGGCTCGCAATCACCACGGCGTCTGCCTTAATGGCATCGTCCAAGAGCGACTGCGGTGAATCTGGCCATTCAATGGGTTGTTTTATGTCATAAGGAATAACCTCATGGCCGAGTATCTTGAGATTATTGGCGTGGCGGCTGCCGATACTGCCGAGACCGATGACACCTACCTTCATGGCCGCACCTCGAATGCTCGTTTGGTATCCTTCCTTAGTATGCTCACTACTTGGTCTGTGGATGCGTGCTGAGCAGTAACGAGACGGTAATGCGGATGCCAATTCCACAGGTTCCAAAAGTTCATGTGGTATGAGAAGATGCCGTCCCTATGTTTGTATGGCGTTTTGTATGGCGTCGCGCTGTAGAAATCATGGATGATAATGTGGCCGCCGTCCTGCAATACGCGGTCGGCCTCTGTGGCAATGCGGAGGTAATCTTCTGGGTCGCACAGATAGAGACAGAAGCCGTAGATGATGAGGTCAAAGGTTTTTGTCAGGGCGAACGATAGGTTTTCCGCCGTACCCCTAAAGAGCCGGTTGTTGATATCGGGCCATCGTGCAGGGAGTGCCGGGTCGATGCCCGCAAAGCTGCAGTTATACTGTTTGGCTAGTTGCTTGAGCCGCCAGCCGTCACCGCAGCCAATCTCTAAGATGGACGTTGGCTTAATACTATTATGTTCGATAACTTTGATAACCGGGTCTGGGTCGAGCTTGGGTGCGTCTTTGTTGCGCAGATTCCAAGCCGCGCCCTCGCCTTCTAGAAAGACTTGCGATTGCTTACCCATCATGGCCCCCAAGTCTTTATCCAGCCCATGTATTCCATCCAACTAAGAATGGCGAAGCCGCTAAAAAATACGATGATGCCGATGACTAACCACCAAGGGATTGTCATTTGAGTTTCCCCCATAACTCGATATCGGTCGGTTTGCCCTCGAATAGGTAGTGGTCCTTAAGCAACCCCTCCATTCGCATGCCGCTTTTAATGAAGATGCTGGTCATGCCCTTATTGCGGGACATTGCGCCGCCGGTGACCTTTCTGATGCGGCCGGAAAACAACCAACGCGTCAATGCCACCCAAGCCTCGCCACCATAGCCCCTGCCCCACTCATTGCGGTCGCCAATTAGGACGCCGATATCAGCGACGTAGTTGTGGTAATCGACGGTAGCAGTGATGGTGCCGATGAGTTTGTCGTTCTTTAGTTTGATAAGTAGATAAGTGGACGGGAAATGAAATGAGTCGATGTAGTCGTATTGGCTTCGTACCGAATGCTTCTTATGGCGCTGCTCCGAGTATTTCATGGTCTCGGCGTCGTTGAGCCATTCAACGAGTTGTACTACAACGGGTAGCCCCATGACGTTGAATGGGCTAAGCTCCAGCCGGTCGGTGCTGATATTCTCGTTCATTTCTTTTTGCGCTTGGCTTGTTCAAGAAGGTGGCCAATGATTAGGCGCTGGACATCGAGTATGCGAACGATGATTTCAGCGTTGGCGTCAAAGCCGCCAAGCTGGCGTCGGACGCGAATGTCGCTGGTGACTTCTGCCTCAAGGTTTTTGAGTTCTTTGATTTGCATGGTATCTCCCTTGTTCCCCATGTATTCCCCATTGTTGTAAATAGCAAGGATAACTAAGGTTCCATCATGAGCTTGCTGTCGGGAGAACAAGCCCTCGTAGCCATGAGGAACGCCGTAGCGCGCGGTAAGGCGCTCGAACGGCAAGACCTCTACGAAGGAAGCCTTATTGAGTTTGCTGAATATGTCTGGCCGGTGGTCGAGCCGGCCATCCCCTTTATTCGCGGCTGGGCTATTGAGGCTATCGCCGAGCACCTTCAGGCGGTAACTGACGGCGAGATACGCCGGCTACTCATAAATGTGCCGCCGGGGTTTACCAAGTCATTGATGACGGACGTGTTTTGGCCTGCTTGGGAGTGGGGGCCACGCAAGAGGCCGTGGCTGCGCTATATGTGCGCCGCCTACTCGAATCACTTGACAGAGCGCGACAACATGCGTTGCCGCAACATCGTTATCAGTGACCGCTACAAACGTCTTTGGGGCAAACAGTTCGCCATTTCAAATGAGCAGTTTACCAAGATTAAGTTCGCCAATGACCAGACCGGTTGGAAGCTGGCTACCTCGGTGGCTGGTATCGGCACTGGAGAGCGGGCCGACCGGGTAATCATTGACGACCCGAACAACCCCGTTGACATGGAATCGGAGGCCATTCGCTATAACATTAACCTTTGGTTTACCGAGATTATTCCCGACCGCCTTAATAATCAGGCGGAAAGCGCTATTGTGGTTATCCAGCAACGGACCCATGAGGAAGATGTCAGCGGTACAGCCATAAGTAGAGAGATGGGCTACACACACCTTATGATACCTATGAGGTACGATGCCGCTCGCCACTGCACGACCATGCTGGGCTGGTCGGACCCCCGGGCCGAAAGTGGCGAGGACTTGGCTTGGCCTAACCGCTTTCCAGAGGAAATAGCCCAGGAATTGGAAAGGGATAAGGGTCCATACGCATGGGCGGGGCAATACCTTCAATCCCCCGAGCCGCGCGGCGGCGCTATCATCAAACGCGACTTCTGGCAGCTTTGGGAGCAGGAAAAGTTTCCTACATTCGAGTATATCTTGGCTGCTCTTGACACCGCCTATACCGAGAAAAAGGAGAACGATGCCAGCGCCTTGGTGATATTCGGGGTATTCAGGGACGATAGTATTATTCCCGACATAGCCACCGAGGCGCTATGGATGTCGAGGATGGCCAAGGGCGGGCAGGTTGCAAAGCCGGTCGAAGGCAACCCCAAGATTATGATGATGTACGCTTGGCAGGAGCGGCTTGAGTTCTATGACTTGGTTCAGAAGGTTATCGATACCTGTGTGCCGTCGCCAAGCCCGTTGCCGCATCCTCGGTTCCCAATTGACCGGTTGTTGATTGAGGGCAAGGCCAGTGGGTTGTCGGTAGCCCAGGAGCTACACCGCATGCTGGGGGCGACGGGAAAGTTCGGTATCGAAACTATCGACCCAAGGATGTGGGGCGACAAGATAGCTAGGGTTCACTCTATCCAGCATATCTTTGCCGACAAGATGGTGTATGCGCCAGACAAGGCGTGGGCTGATATGGTGATTAACCAAGTCTCGGTCTTCCCGCGCGGCGCGCATGACGATCTGGTGGACTGCGTTTCGATGGGCATCCGCTATCTGCGTGACACCGGGTTCGCCCTTCGTCGGGAGGAGAGTGAACTAGCGCGCCGGGAAGAATTAACCTATAGTAGCCGCCCACGCCCGCTCTACGAGGTCTAAAACGTGGCTGAACGCACTGATAGTCGGCCGCTGGATGACCCGCTTCCGCAGGTCATTCATTTCCCGACACCGTTCGAGAGAACTAATCAGGAACAAGACCCTGACGTATCGTTCGAGGATGGAGCGATAAAAGTCAACAATGCTGACGGCTCGACCACTATCGACTTCAATCCCGACAGGAAAGAAGTAGACCCCGGCGGCGACTTCAACCGCAATCTTGCCTTCGAGATGGACGAGGGCGAGTTATCGACTATCGCTACCGAAATCCTAGATGGCATTGACCGCGACGAACAGTCCCGTAAGGAATGGCTGGATACTCGCGCGCTCGGCATTACCCTTCTTGGCCTCAAACTAGAAAAGCCACGCACCGATGCAGGTACGAGTTCGGCCCCGCTGGAGGGTATGGCGGTGGTCCGCCATCCGCTATTGCTTGAGGCAACAGTTTCATTTCAGGCGACTGCAAGAGCGGAACTGCTACCCGCTGCCGGACCAGTTAAAGTCCGCAACGATTCGCCAATGCCGCCGGCCAACATCAACCAGGACACTTCGGCTACCCAGCAACTAGCCGAGAGCCTTCAGAGCGTAGACGAGCTTGGTCAGGCGCTCGAAAAGGATATGAATCATTATCTGACTTCGACGGCCACCGAGTTTGTTCCCGATACTGACCGCATGTTGTTCTACGTCGGCTTTGGCGGCGATGGCTTTAAGAAGGTCTTTAATTGCCCGCTGCGTCGCCGCCCGGTATCCGAAAGCGTCGATGCCGAGGACTTGATTGTTTCCAATGCGGCTACTGATTTGCGCAACTGCGGCCGGGTCACCCACCGCATCAAGATGCGTCGGGCCACACTCAAGCGCATGCAGATTGCCGGTGCCTATCGCGATGTTGAACTTCCGATGCCGCAGCGGGGGGCACCGACTGTCGTAGACAAGAAGAAGGAAGACCTATCCGGCCACCGCCAGAACTATCAGCGGCCGGAGGACACCGACTACACTGTTTACGAAGTTTACTGTGAATGTGACATTGAGAAGTTTGCGCCGAAGAAATTCAAGGGCAAGGAATTGCCGCTGCCGTATCGCGTGACTATCGAGAAAGACTCAAGGAAGATTCTGGATATCCGCCGCAATTGGGATGAGGACGATGACGAAGCCAACGCCAAGCAATACTTCGTCCAGTTCCCGCTTATCCGAGGACTTGGATTCTACGGACTTGGGTATATCCACCTGCTTGGCAATACCACGAATGCTCTCACGGCGGCTTGGCGACTTATGCTCGATGCCGGAATGTTCGGTAACTTCCCCGGATTCCTATACGCAAAAGGACTTGGGCGTCAGAATACTAACACCTTTCGGGTTGCTCCGGGTACCGGAGTAGGCATTGATGTTGGCGCACAGGCCAGCATTAAAGACGCCATTATGCCGCTGCCGTACAAGGAGCCCGGCGCGGGATTTTCGCAGTTCATTTCTCATATTGAGGAAGACGGCCGCCGGCTCGGCTCGACGGCCAATATCCAAGTCGGCGAGGGCAAGCAGGACGCCCCGGTCGGCACCACGCTGGCGCTTATCGAGCAGGCGTCCAAGGTCATGGATAGCGCCCACAAGCGACTGCATGCAGCGCAAGCCGAAGAGTTCAAGCTTTTGAAAGAGCGGTTTCGTGAGGACCCGGAAGCCTTCTGGCGCTACAATAAGCGGCCGACTGTGCAATGGAAGAAAGACCAGTTCATCCAGGCACTTAATAACTGCGAACTGGTCCCAGTGGCTGATCCCAATAATCCCACTTCGCTCCACCGGGCGGCCAAAGCGCAAATCATCAAGACCTTGCAGGGACTGAATCCCAACCTTTACGATGCTACCGCTGTTGACATGCGGGTATTTCGCATCGCTGATATCGACCCGCAGGGGTTGTTCGCGCCGACGCCGGCACCGCAACCGCCTGACCCAAGGATGGAGGCCATCCAGCAGAAGGCGCAGTCCGAGCAGGCCAAGATTCAGGATAGCGCGGCCGACCGGCAATCGAAAGAAAAGATTGCCCAGATGAATCTGAACAAGGAAATGATTATCCATGCCCATGACATGCAAATCAGTGGGCAGCAGGCGGCGCAGGAGATGGCGGTAGACCGCGCTAAGGCGGGCCAGGATATGCAGGTTGACGCGCTACAGGCACAGCATGAGTTGCGTGGTGGCCTAATCAAGTCGGCTACCGAGATGGCCATGGAACGGCAGAACCACGAAGCCGCGATGCGGCGCGACCAGCAGGAGTGGGAGCTAGCGCGCCAACGTGAGACTCATGAACATCAGTTGAAGTTGTCACGGGAAGCAGAGGCGCATGAAATGAAGACTCAGCATGCCAAGGAATTGCACGAGGCCAAGCTACAGGCCGCTAAACAATTGGCGAGCATTAAAAAACCTGCTAAGAAGGATTAAATCATGAAACGCAAGTCCAAGCCAAAACAGTATGACTTGGTAGAAAACCCCGATGGCACGTTAGATATTATTCCGCGCCAGAAGGCTTCGAAGGAAGATATGGCAATAGTCGCCAAGATGTTTGTTGACTGTATGACCGAGGATGAAGGAAGAAAGCCGTCATGAGAAAGATAAAGTATGTCGAGAAGTGGGGCCTGGAGACGGCCAAGGCACGGTATGGGGCCAATGTGCAGACTCCAGCGAGTGGTCCGGTATCACCGGCACCCGACGAACAAAAGCCTCAGTTCCACGACGATAAAGTTGGCGACCATGTTGACGTTGGTAAAAAATGGACTGACGGCCATGGCTCGCCATATCCAGATTTCGACCACGGCAAATTAGACCGCAGACCACCGAGGAAATAGGGAGATTGATATGACACTTCAGGAGTTTAAGGCGTGGTTCGAGGGCTTTACCGAGAACATGAGCGGTACGCCAAACAAGGACCAATGGAAGCGCATCAGGGCGCGGGTTAAGGAGATTGATGGCATAGCAATTACCGAGAAGGTCTTTATTGACCGCTATTGGCGCTATCCGACTTATCCTTATACTAATCCTTGGATTACTTTCACAAATGCCGGGAATGTACTCTCTGGCTTGCAGAGTAATGCGCCGTTGTCAACCTACGCTACTAGTAATACGGCGATGTACATGCTTGGTCAGGCCGACTCGAATTCGTTAAATCTCACATAGAGGACGACAATGGCACATCCCTATAGCGCTCACAAAGAACACCACAAGTCTCGTGGTCGTGTTGGTCACATTATGAAGTCCGGTGGCCATGCTCACTCTGACGCAGCGGCCGATAAGAAGCTGTTCAGTCATCTTATTGCTCAGCATGAAGCGCATGAGCACGACGAAGGTGTCCCCGGCCACAAGCACGGCGGGCGGTTAGATAAGTACGCTCGCGGCGGTGCTGCCAAGCATAGGGGCAAGCACCATACCCAAGTGAATATTGCCGTAGTGGCTCCGCACGGTAAGGATGCAGGTCCTCCCGGCGCGGGTGCCCTCCCCGGGGGTCCACCGCTTCCACCCCCACGGCCCCCCGTGGCTGGTCCACCTCCTGGCCTCCCTCCGGGTGGCGGACCTATGGCTGGGCCTCCGGGTCTACCTCCTGGGATGCCTGGTAAGCCCCCCGGCATGATGAAGCGCGGCGGCAAGGTCAAAGCCTATGCTCGCGGCGGCAAGCTCGGCATGACGGCTGGTGCCGAAAGTGGCGTCGGAAGATTGGAGAAGGCGCATAAGTATGGGCCTAAGTAATGCAGACGCACTTTCACAGGCTTTTGCAATCTCAAATCGAGGAAGAGATACGAGCTAGGGGGTTGTCAGTTACAAGCGGGGCTTGTACTGACTATCCCCACTATCAATATCATATTGGGTTTATTGCTGGATTGCAGGCTGCCCTAGCGGTGGCCGGGGAGATAGAGCAGGAGAGAGATTAATGGCAGTTGTTGTGCCTAGTAGGGGCTTCGCTGTACTTGACAAGTCAACCGACCCTAAGAAGGACATTCTGGATTTCTTTCGCGATATCGTGCCCAAGCTTCATCCCGCCGGCAACGAGGTCATTGTCGCCACTTATCTTCGTCCTGAAAAGACCAAGGGCGGCATCTATCGTCCCGATGCGAACAAGGAAGAGGATATTTGGCAAGGCAAGGTCGGACTATTGGTCAAGTTAGGCCCAGAGGCTTTTGTCGATAGCGTTGATTATACGTTTCACGAGGAAAGCCGGTATAAGGTCGGCGATTGGGTTTATTATGTACCGACCAATGCTTGGTCGCTTCCATGTTGCGGGTTTCCCTGCCGGCAGATGAAGGACACCAACATTAAGGGTCGGCTCGATGACCCGGAAGTTATCTTTTAGGGAGGTATAGATGCCGCAATCGCGCCCAGTAAAAGCTGAGAAGCAGGAAACTGCTACCCCGCCCTTGTTCGAGGCGACGGAGAAGTCGGCTTCCGAAGAACCATTCGAACAGGAGGTCGAGGAGGAAGTCGTAGAGCCTCAGCCGAAGCCTTCAGTTGAAGAACCTAAGTCGGAAGAGTCGAAGGACGATGCGGCGT